CGCCAATGTTCAAGTTCACAGCCACTATATACTAGCATATCACCCACTTCAAGCAAGACTTTAGTGCCTTTGGGTGCATTAGGCTTATGTATGTTATTACGCTCGTCTATGACGCTGTTAGCCCCCGTGCCATCGATAAATATGGGCCAGGGATCTCCACCTAGATTTAGGGTGGTAGATATCTCACAACTAGGTCTATCTTTATGTCTTTTTAATTCATCGCCATTTTTATATAGTCTTGCATAAGAGTATGTAGGCACTAAATCAAGACCTGTTTCTTTAGCCATTACAGGCAGCATTTTAACTAATAAAGTTTCCATTACATGGTCAGAATAATGCGAGTATGTGTTAGGTATTTGTTCATCTTTCCAAGTTCCTAACATACCATTGTCATAAGTTATGTTATTATCATACATAAATTTGACTGCTTCTCGTTTAAGTAAAAAATAATTAAATGCAAAGTTTGCCAACTCGTACGATATTGCACCTTTTATTACTTGAAATTTATTAAAAGCCATCTTGTATAAAATTAAAACTAACTGATATTCTTATATCATCTGATTCGTTTGGTTCAACACAATGCCATAACCATGCAGGAAACATTATAACTCTATTTTCTTTTGGTGCCAAATGCACCTCTCTCCATAAATGTTTCGGTGGTTTTCCTTTTACTCTAATTGGCATGTGTGTTTGTATACCTGGTCTAGGATCATTACACACTAAATTACCACACTTAGGTTTTGCCTTTACATAATATACACCACTAAAAGTAGCGTTTGGATGAACGTGTGGTTTGTTATAACCACTTTTATAATTTATATTCGCCCACATATTACCTAGTTTAGGAAACCTATCTAACCATTCTTCTTTAAATATTTCTTTTTGCATTGTTGTTAATTCCTCAACTAGTGTTTGAAATTGTGGCATCTGATGCATGTGAGTTTCACTATGCCAACCATTCACGTTTGTTTTTTTCATACCTGAATTTTTTTTTGACCACTCAACTATTTCTTTTTCAAAATACTTTGTATCTAGCTGTAAATCTTTGCCGTATATAAACGTTGGAAAAAAAGACTCCTTAATCATCTAAAAGGTTTACCTCCAAACCAAACAACTAAAGATTGTCTAACACCTCGTGTTACTTTGTTAACTCTATGATTTAAAAATGATGCAAATACAATTGCATGTCCTTGTTTTAATTCTGCAAACTTTCCAGGTGCCATAAGTTCTAAGTGGCCACCTTCAAACTCTGATGGATCGTTTAATAATAATGTCATAGATATTTTTCTAACAGGTGGTTCGTGAGCCATGGTCGTATCACAATCCATATGCCAATCATAAAAACCTCCCTCTGGATATTCTGTAAACTGTGCATTTTCTGTAACTCTAATATCACCAAAACCAAAATGATTTTCATTTGCCCTTTGTATAAATTTGTCTAAGTCTCTATACATTGGTTGCATTTCTTGAAAGGGAATCCAACTAATTGTAGTGGTTCTTTTTTCTGTATCTACACCTCCGCCTGGTTTACCCATACCAACTTGTGCTTTTTGTGGTGGTTGACGTCTACCACACTCTATAATTTTTCTACATTGTTCTGGTGTAAACAATGGTGTCGTTGTTTGTATAATCCAACTCTTCCATTTAGGTTCTGTTATACTTTGATTTTCATACATTATGATACTCCTCTATTTTTTATTGGATCATACTCTACATCCATGTTTGCTGCTAATGTTCTTCTAAAACCTGGTCCATTAAAAGGATAAACACAGTGTCTCATGTCATATGGAAAAATAAAAAAATCTCTTTCTTTAACATCAGGAGAATAATCTACGTTAGAAAAATAACCACTGCTTGCCCCCAATATTTGTAATCTACCGTTTTGTGGTTGATCTGATGCAGAATATTCTACACCATAAGACTCAGGTAATTTTAAAATCATAACGCTAGATAATCCTGAATACATTGATCCTTGATGTACGTGCACTGGATTATATTCGTGTTGTTTCATTTGATTTATCCAAATAGAATTAAGGTGTAGTTTATAATCTTTTACTTTATTCCAATTTAAATAATGAACAAACATGGATTGAAACCAATTTAAAACATCATGTGTTAATAAATTATGACTATGCATTTTATCATTTTTTTGACCGTTAAAAAATAAACTATGTTCGTTTTGTATTTTACCTACTAACTGTTTATTGGCTGGAGGTAACTGTGAAAAATTTGTTTCATAAATACTATTAATTGTGCTGTAGATATCAAATGGCACTTGATATTTTAAAACAGATTGACCTAAAAAAACAAAATTAAAATTTAATGTGTCCATACTTTTGTTTTATCCTTTCTGGAATTTTTTCTATATAAGGATTGTATACCTTTCTAATCTTACCATCAAATAACTTATGCATATTCTTTCCTACTATCTTATCGTCATAGCCTATACCATTAATATTTATTTGTTTCAAGTTTTCAAAATAGTGTGGATAATAGGGTTCTTCTAAAAAACTATATATTTTTCTAAACTCTTGTTCTGGGCTTGTAACAATGTCATCATATTTTACGTAATGACACATACCAGGATAATTATACGAGTTTTTAATCGCTTCTAATTCTTTTGCAACTGCACCATCAACATTCATTAATGCGAATAATTTTTCTTCATCGTTTTTGTGACCGTATCTATTTGGAAATGCATCAGGATTCTCTGTATACCATTGCATATAACTTGCTAACACGTCCATTAAATCTCTAAGCAATACAATACATTTAAATGGTCTTTTAAAATGTTTTTGTATTAAGTGTAAATTAGGGACGGTCATTACAGGACCTCTATCTATAATTATTCTTTGTGGCCAATCTTTGTAATAATAATCATACACTATATCTAATACATTATCTAAAGATCTGTGGTCTGGATAATTTAAAAATACATCAGTTTCTTTTAACAAAAACAAATCTTTCATTATCTCTAATGTAATAGAATTAGCAGTAGCTGCTATCTCTGGGTTTTGATTCATTACTGAGGCAAACAAGGTATTACCTGACCTTGGCATTGCAACTAAGAAGAAAAGTTTTTTATTTGTCTTTTGCTCCGAGGTCACTGGTCAATTGTTCTTTCTTGTTGTAAATCATCTCTCCTGATTTTTTAACTCTTTCTATTGTTTGTAGTTGTCCTAACACATTAAAGACTTCAGGTTGACTTGATCCTTGAGTCAAGGTCTCTGCTTTGTTTTTCATAATTAAATGATACGAATCTAATTGGTGTCTGTTAACATCTTGAGTATCAAATGATCCATCATCAAATTCTTTTTTTAATATAGACCATAATTTAATTTCTCTCATTCTGTCTCTAGCTACTAATTGCATATTAGCTAAACCATATCGTTCTTCATCTAAATCAATTGTATACTTTTCTAATTTGTATTCGTCTTGCTCTGTTTCTAATTTTTTTTCTAACCATTTAATTTTTGCTTCTTTACGTCTACAATCAAATGATAGACTCATTAAATTTTCCAAAAATACATTTTGTTCTCTAACACACTGCCAATACTTTGCAGCTTTTGTTGGATACTTTGCATCTTGTAACACAGACATTCTCATTTCTGTTTCTGTTCTAAATACTTGTTTCTTGGTCCATGTGTCACGAAGCTCGGCTGTCATAGCTTTAAACTCTTTTACATCTTCTGGATCTAATAAGTTATTTAAGCTTGGCGCTTCTTTTTCAATTAATGCATGTATGTTTCTTTTTTCTGTCATAATAATCCTTTCGATACTTTCTAATATAACTATTATTAGCTAGTTGTCAATGTCGAAGCAGTTGTAGTTGCGGCTGTACCTAAATCAAATTCTTCAGTTCCACTTCTAACTGGTGCTGCACCTCCTCCTGCTACAAAGCCATTTGGCCCCGTCCCTGAAGTATCACTAGCACTTTCACCTCTACCATTTGCCATTTGAACATCTAAAGCCCAGGCAGTTCCATTATAAATTTGTGTTACACCAGCTGGGGCTCCAGTCACTGCTCCTCCTGCTGTCCATGCACTTGATGTTGTACCACTACCCGTATGAGCGTTTTGTCCAAGAACCATGGATGGATTAGCTGTCCAACTTGATCCGTTATATATGTTAACAACTGTACCTTGAGGAGATGGACCAAAAGCTCCGCCTGTGGATAAACTAGCAGTTTGAGTTCCTATCATGACATTTCCTCCAATAGCAGCAGGTAAGTCACCACCACTAGTCCAAGCACTTCCATTGTAATGTTCTGACTCTGCAGTCGCTGTTGAGTTAGGACCACCTGAAACACCCCCTGCTGTTAATCCTGCAGTTTGTGTGCCCGAACCTTTACATCTTCTTCTAGCTGTGCTCATACTTCCACCTGTCGTCCAATTAGTTCCATCATACTCATAGGATGAAGTTTGAACTGGTGTAGGATTATAACCACCAAAACCTAACGCTGCTGTTTGAGTTCCGAGTCCACCTAGAGCTTCTTTAGGTGAAGCTGGATAATCATTTTGTTCTGACCAAGATGTTCCATTATATTCTTCTGTCTTACCAGTTGGTGTTGGAAAACCAGCAAACACTAAACCTGCTGTTTGAGTTCCAGCTCCTGCTAAAATATATCTACCAGTTCCTAAATTACCACCTGAACTCCAAGACGGAGCTGTTCTTGATGTAATGACTGAGTCATAATTTTCTGTAACTCCTGTTGATGAAGAAGCTGTAACACCTCCAGCAATAGCACCCGCTTCTCTTGTTCCAAAACCTGTTTGTGCTCTTTTAGCTGTTGCTAAACTAGCTGATGAGACAGAAAAACCTGATCCATCATATTCTTCTGCTGCTGTAAAATTAGCTGTTGCTGGTAAGTTCTCACCTCCAGCTATAAATGCATTTGATTGTGTCCCTGCACCTGCCATTGAGTTTCTTGCACTATTTAATCCTGTTGGATTAGATGTCCAAGAAGAACCATTATATTCTTCTGTGTCAGACACAGCCTCCGCAGTAAAACCTCCAATTGCAACTGCTGCGGTTGATGTTCCAACAGAAACTAATCTTGATCTGGCTGTATTTAAACTCCCACCTGATGTCCAAGAAGATCCATTGTAATGTTCTGTAGCGGCGGTTATTGGGTCACCTCCTACAGCTATCGCTGCAGTTTGTGTTCCACATCCTGATAAATGATTTCTACCTGTTGAAATAGTTGTTGGATTTGCTGTCCAAGATGAACCATCATATTCTTCAGTTGAAGTGCTTGGTGTTCCTCCAAATTTAACAGCTGCAGTTTGTGTTCCACCTCCAGCGTTAGCATACGCAGTATTGTTTAAATTTCCACCAGTAATCCATCCAAAGCCATTATATTCTTCTGTTGCTAAAGTATATGGAGGAGAGTCAGGAGCACCACCAAAAACTACACTTGATGTTTGTGTTCCGCCACTTGCTAGTAAATATCTACCATTGCTCATACTACCACTAGTAGTAAAAGCTTTTAATTGAACTAATGATTTATTTTTACCTAAAGCAGAGTTATACCAAACCTGTCCTTCATACGACGATGCTAGCGTCGGGTCAGAAGATAAATATTTTATCCTTGTGCCTGTTATATCCTCGTAGTCTGACATTAAAAATCCTTACGGAAGAATTACATCAACTGGTCTTTGACGATTAGGACTAGCTTTTTCTTCATCAGATAAAGCATCCCATTCAGCTTGTGCCGCTTGTATTTCGGCGTCAATCAAAGCCTGTGCTTCTTCTTTTGTTTTTTCAACACCACCTTTTTCAGCTAACCACATAGCGCCATCGACGTTGTTTCCAACCATCCATACGTTTGCAGGATAACCTCTAATAAAGAATTTTTGTCTGTCATTAACAGTTATAAATCCTTTGCCAGTGTTTGTAGCTACTCCATATATAAAGTGTGTAGACATAGTTTCTTCCTCCTTTTATATTGTTATATAGTTTATCATTATTAAAATCAACTAGCTAGTGCTAACTGTTACTACGTTTAATGCTGATGTAGCCTCAGTGTATTCTTCTGTTGCATTAGTTTTACCAGGACCTGCAACACCAAAAGCAGCTAAAGAAGCTGTGGTAGGCCCTGTTCCTGCAAGTGTTCCTCTAGCTGTTCCTAAATTAGCATCTATTGACCAAGCAGAACCATTAAATCTTTGTGAAATACTTGATTTACTAGGAAGATATCCACCAAAACCAAAAGCAGCTGTTGATGTTCCAGTGGCTCCTATTCCACTTCCTGCTACAACTAAACTATAAGGCGCAGTAGTCCAAGCCGATCCATTATATGTTGCGTTAGTAGCAACTTGTGAAGGTGTAGAACCTGCAAATGCTAAAGCTGCAGTTTGTGTTCCAACCATTGTTAATCCTGAGTTAGAAGTTATGTAATTTCCTCCTGCAGTCCAAGATGAACCACCATATTCTTCTGTGTTGTTTAATCTAGTTCCATCAGAACCACCACATGCTAAAGCTGCTGGTTCAGTACCACATCCTGCTAAACCAAATCTAGCAGTTGATAAATCGCCTGACTCAGTCCAAGAAGAACCATTCCATTCTTCAGTATTACCAACTCTGTTAGGAGTTGCGGGACCCGCATCCGTAGCTCCTCCAAATATTAAAAAAGAAGATTGGCCAGTTCCCCCTCCAGCTTGTCCTCCTCTTGCCGTTCCTAAATCAGTTTGTTCAGACCAACTACTACCATTATAATATTCTGTATTACCTATTGCAAAAGGACCAGATGTTGCGTCCATACCACCAGTAACAATTGCTGCAGTTTCAGGTCCTGCCATAACACTAACTTCTCTAACAAAATTTCCATTACCACCACTTGACCACACTGAGTTTGTAATCACATTTACTGAACTACTAAATTCTTCTGTATTAGCGTGAAAAGTTGATCCAGCATTTCCATTTGCAAACCACCCACTCGTATTACTTCCTTGATTTTGAGAAGTTCCTGAAAAATGTCTTCCAGTCGCTAAGTCTCCTGTTTCACTCCATGATGTGCCATCATAGACTTCAGTTAAAGCGCTTCCTGGAGTACCGTCTGGAGATCCACCACAAACTAACGCTGAAGTTTGGATACCCCATCCTTGTAAATATCTTCTAGCTGTATTTAAACTTGGTGCAGCTGTCCAATTAGTTCCGTCCCATTCTTCAACTGTAGCTGTTGATGGACCTGGTCCAAGTCTACCACCACAAGCTAATCCCGCTGTTGATGTGCCTGCTGTTGCAAATTGTCTTTTGCCTGCAGGTAAATTATTTACTTCTGACCAAGACGATCCATTATATAATTCTGTATTAACCGAATAACCTGGAGAGGGGTTGTCACCACCACAATAAATAGCTGCTGTTTGAATTCCAAACATACCTCCACTAAATCTACCTTCACCCATATCTCCACCAGCTGTCCAAGATGTTCCATTATAATGATTTGATTCATCTGAAGCTGGAGGTCCAAAACCACCTGAAGCTAAACCTGCTGTTTGTGTTCCACATGCATTAATTAAATAATCTTGTCTTGGGTAATTATTTCCTGTAGACCAACCAATTCCATTATATTCTTCTGTTGCTGCGGGTACAAGACCAGGAGGCCCCGCTTCTCCTAAACCAGTAACCCCTGCTGTTAATGTACCAAACCCATATCCAGATCCTCTAGTGATATTTGTGTTTGAACTACTTGACCAAGCACTAACATTAAGAACATCTTTAAATTCACCTGTTGTAGAGTTAAACCAAATTTGACCCTCACCCTCGGCATTATCAATATTAGTTGATACTACTTTAATTCCTTTTCCTACTATTGCTTTATAATCTGTCATAATTTTAACTTGTGCTTGTTGTTATCCTTTTAACATTTAGTGCTGTTGTTTCTCCAGTAAATTCTTCTGATGTTTTTAACATTGCAGGAGTTGGTGCATCTCCAAAAGCTACTATTCCAGCTGCTATTGATCCACCTGCTGTAAATGAAAATCTTTGTTGATTCATATTTGGTCCAGTTACAAAATTAGTGCCATTCCATTGTTCAGTTCCAACAATTCCTGATGACCCATCATGGCCTCCAGCAGTAACTGCTGCCGTTTGACTTGTTGGTCCACCCATGGTTCTAGGAGCAACAGTTGCTCTTATTTTTGAATTAACAGTTGTCCAAGATGATCCATTGTAAGTTTCTGTATTAGCAATTCCACTTGGAGTTCCTCCACCTGCTACTATTGCTGCTGTTTGTGTTCCAGCAGCGTCATTTTCCCTTCTAGCTGTGTTCATAGTTCCACTAGTAGTCCAAGATGTTCCATTATAATGTTCTGTTAATGTAGTTGTGCTAGATGAAGCAGATTCACCAGCTACTGCCAATCCAGCTGTTTGAGTTCCAGCCCCTCCTAATTCATAACGTCCAGTATTCATATTATTTTGTTCTGACCAAGAAGTTCCGTTGTATTCTTCTGTATTAGCATTGCTACCATTTCCACCAAAAGCTAATGCAGCAGATGATGATGTACCAGCTCCTGCTAATTGTCCTTTAGATTCGTTTAAATTATTTCCCTCTGACCAAGAAGCCCCATTGTATGTTTCTGAATTATTTATAAAACCACCAGGACTAAATCCCCCATAGCCCATAAAATCATTTTGTGGTGAGTTTGTTGTATACCCCATTTGTCTTCTAGCAGTATTTGCAGTTCCACCAGTTGCAAAAACTGCACCTGTGATTACAGTTGATGATTGATTATATTCTTCTGTGTTTGATGTTTTTGCAGGACCACTAACGTTTCCTCCTACAGCTAAGTACGCATTGTTTCCTCCATCTCCACCTAAATTATTTCTACCTGAAGCTAAAGATGCTGGTGATGTTGTATATGAAGTTCCATCATAGGTTTCTGTAGCTGAAAGAAATGATGGAGAACCAGTTCCGCCAAACAACAAAGCTGATGTCTGTGCACCACCTGCAGCATGACCATATCTAGCTGTGTTTATAGCATTGCCTGTTGTCCATGAAGAACCATCGTATTCTTCTGATGAAGTTCCTATTGGTCCTGCAGATAATGGATAGCCTGATCCACCCAATGCTAAACCAGATGTTTGTAATCCTGCTGCTCTAATTCTGTTTCTAGCTTGATTTAAATTTCCTCCTGCTGTCCATGAAGAACCGTTATATTCCTCAGTTGCATTACTTGGAGATATTGGAGGATTAAGTTGTCCACCACATATAAAAGCGGCTGTTTGTGTTCCATCACCACCTTGCGTATATCTACCAGTACCCATTGTACCACCAGCAGTCCAACTTGATCCATCATATTCAAAAGAAGCATCCATACCTGGTGGAGAAGATTTACCACCAGTTGCAATAGCTGCTGTTTGAGTTCCGCCTTTACTCATTTCAGATCTTGCCTCTGGTAAAGCACCACCAGATGACCATCCGCTTCCATTATATTCTATAGTTCTTGTGGTAGCTGATCCATCATTACCGCCATAAGCAACTGATGCTGTTTGAGTCCCTGCGTTTGCAATCCCTGTTGTAGCAGCTGGTATTGACGCGGAACTTGACCACGCTTGAAGTTGAGGCACACCTTTTAATATCCCTGTAGTGGTATTATACCAAATTTGACCATCTAATGGGTTTGATGGATCTGAACTGACCTTTTTTATTTTTTGGCCTACGAGAGATCTATAGTTAGTCATCTA